AGCCAAGACACACGGCGATCTATGCCGGTAAAAAGAACGGGAGTGTGCAACACTACACAAACTACCCGTCCCACCTCTTAGAGTTTAAGGGTTGCGGGTTCGGTGGGGACAAGAGATTTCATCCCACACAAAAGCCCGTCCCTCTCTTGGAGTATCTTATTAAGACCTATACAAACCCCGGAGAAACCGTCCTTGATAACTGCATGGGGTCAGGCTCCACGGGTGAGGCGTGTTTGAACACCGGGAGACAATTCATTGGTATAGAGCTAGATAGGAAATATTTTGACATAGCGGAGAAACGCTTGAAGCGTTAAAAGGATGATGCCATATGGCACTTACAAAAAATCAAGATGATTTCTGCAAGGCAATAGCCGGGGGAATGAATCAGACGGAGGCGTATCTTTCCGCTTACCCTAATTTCAAGGGGAACAGAAAGACGGCAATGGAGAACGCCAGCCGGTTGAGAGCTGACGGCAAGGTCAAAGCAAGAATTGACGAATTGCAAAAAGCCATTGATGAGCCTTTTATCCAGGATCAAAGATGGGATAAGGAAAAGGCGGCTGATACCCTTTTGTGGTTGATTGAGTTTGCAAGGAATGAAGCTGAAAAGCGGGGCAAACTCACAGCGGCGGGGGTGTCTGCCATTAATGCGTCCGTCAAAGAGCTAAACACCATGTACGGGGTAGACAAGCCGGAGAGCGAAAACGAGGGTGTTCTTTCGTCCATTCTAAAGGCGGTGAAAGACATTGGCTGATTTCTTTTCACCGAAGCAAGCCGAGTTTGTCCGGGCCATGAAGCGGGACGAGCTATCCCGTATCAATATCCTAGAGGGTTCTGTCCGATCAGGAAAGACATGGATCACTCTTGTGGTGTGGGCGCTGTGGGTCGCTACGATGCCTCAGGACGCTCAATATTTGATGGTGGCTAAAACTATCACTTCCCTCAAAAGAAACTGTCTAGACCTATTACAGAGCCTTGTGGGGGACAAGAACTTCAAATACAACACAAGCTCCAAAGAGGGCGTATTGTTTGGAAGAAAGATATATCTAGAGGGTGTCAACGATGTCAGAGCAGAGGGCAAAATCCGAGGTATGACATTACAAGGGGCATACTGTGACGAGCTTACCTTGTTTACAGAGGACTTCTTTACCATGCTCCTGTCCCGTCTCTCCATGCCGGGGGCTAAGATGTTCGGCAGCACGAACCCGGACACTCCCGGTCATTGGCTGAATGTCAAATACCTAAAGCGTGGGAACGAGCTTGATCTATACCAAAAGAAATTCCTGATAGATGATAACCCTTATCTAGACCCGGAATATATAGCGAACCTGAAAAAGGAATACACAGGTGTTTTCTATAAGCGGTTCATTCTTGGAGAATGGGTTGTGGCAGATGGCCTGTGTTATGAACAGTTTGCAAACAACCCGGAGAAGTGGTTAAGGGACGAAGCCGAAGACGGGATACAGTTTATCAGTATCGGTGTGGACTTTGGCGGCAACGATTCAAAGACAACCTTTGTTGCTACGGGAGTACATACAAACTTTTCAAAGCTGGGTGTGCTAAAGAGCTACCGGCTTGACGGCCCGAAAGGAACGATAGATGCGGACAGGCTTAATAGTGAGCTTGTCCGTTTTCTGCGTGAGGTACACACGGAATATAAAGCTCCCATCCGTTTTGTTTTCGCTGATAATGCGGAACAGTATTTGATAGCAGGATTGAGAAAAGCGGTCAAGGAATCGGGCTTGCCTGTTCAGGTGGGCGATTCCGAAAAGGGACGCATTATAGACCGTATCATTTGCACTAACACGCTTTTGAATACAAACAGGCTCTATATACTCCGCTCGTGTGAAACGGTCATAGGGGCATTGAGAGCGGCTATGTGGGACAAGAAAGCAGCCGAAAAGGGCATAGAGAAACGACTTGACGACTTCACATCGGATATCGACACGGTGGACGGCTTTGAGTACAGTTTCTCCCGCTTCATTCCACAGTTGACACCTAGGAGGTAGGCGAATGAACGAAAATGTGATTGCGCTTGCGGCTGAACATCTTGAGAAGAAATTTGGTTGCAAGCTGGACACCAAATATTACAGCACGATCCGCACATGGCGGGATTGGTGGAGGGGCTATGTTAAAGAGGCTCACAGTTACAGAGAGCTGGGTGTTGACGGAACTGCCAAACAGCGGAAACTGTACTCTTTCGGCATGGCTAAGAAGGTCACGGAAGATTGGGCCTCTTTGCTCCTGAATGAAAAGACGGAGATTGCGGTGGATGATGCCGCCTCCTCTGAATGGTTACAGGGCGAGGACGGAACCGGCGGTGTACTTGGTGAGGTCAACTTCTGGGCCGAGGGCAATGAGCTGATAGAAAAGGCGTTTGCTTATGGCACGGGTGCTTTTGTCGCAAGAGCGGACGGGGCCATGATCAAGGACAGCGGAGCGGTTATCCCGGATGAAAAATGCCGGGTAGGCGTTGAGTATATGGACGCTCTTTCCATCATTCCTCTGTCCGTGGAAAAATCAAAGATCACAGAGGTTGCCTTTGTGTCTGAGTTTATCAAGAAGGGCAAACGGTGTGTGTATCTGGAAACCCACACAAAGAACGAGATCGGCAACTATCAGATAGAGAACGAGTTTTTTGTGTTGGACGGTTCCACGCTAAAAGCCTCTGAACTGCCGGAGGGTGTTGCGGGAACGATTGACACCGGCTCTTCCCGTCCGTGGTTTGCTCTGATCTATCCGAATATCACGGTAAACAATGAGGACTGTAACGGCCTTGGAATGAGCGTGTACGCAAACGCCCTGGATAACCTCTTAGCGGTTGACATCGCTTTTAATAACTTTATCAAGGATTTCAAACTGGGCGGGAAAAAGGTCTTTTATAACAAGTCCATGTTGCAGACCAATAAGGACGGCGAAACCATTACCCCGGACGATGTGGCGCAGCAGCTCTTTCAGCAAGTGGGCGATGGTATGGACTTCGATGCCAAGCAGATGGTACAGGAGTTTAACCCGTCTCTCCGTGTGGCTGAGAATAAAGAGGGTGTACAGGCTCAGCTTGACTACCTCTCTTTCAAGTGTGGCATGGGGACGCACAGATACAGATTTGAGAGCGGCGGTGTTAAGACTGCCACGGAATACAGCGGTGAGCGTCAAGACCTTGTACAACACGCCCAGCGTCATGTGATCGTATTGGAAGCGGCTCTGAAAACCCTGTGTTCCGCTTTGCTCTATATCGGCAAGGTGTTCTGTGGTGCGAATGTGAACCCGGACAGCCCTATTACTGTTAACTTTGAGGATGGCTTTGTCATTGATGATAACGCCGCCAGAGAGAACGACAGACAGGACATGAGAGACGGCATTCTCAACGCCTGGGAATATCGTGTCAAGTGGTACGGTGAGACGGAACAGGAAGCAAAGGCAAAGTTACAGGATCTGAAAACAGCAACCGAGAATCCTTTTGGGTTTATGGGGGGTTGAGTAATGCTGCCGGATTTTGAAATGATTGTACACAGCTTTCCAAAGGCCGACACGTTGACGATCATACCCGTGGCAGATGTCCACTTGGGAGCAATCGAACACAACGGTAGGGCTTGGGATAACTTTTGCCGGGAGATAAGGGAACAGCAAAACACCTATATCATGCTTGTGGGTGATTTGGTGAATAACTCCATTCGGACATCCGTAGCGAATCCCTTTGATGAGGTTATGCGGCCCCGTGAACAGAAAAAAGTCATGGTGGAATACCTGAAGCCGCTGAAAGATAAGATTCTGTGTTCTGTCTCTGGAAACCATGAGCGCCGGACTACCAAAGACACAGACATGGATATCACATATGACATCATGTCAAAGCTGGATCTGGAACATCTCTACCGGGAAAACATGGCCTTTGTAAAAATCGGCCTTGGCAAGCGAAAGACCGAGAACTGCCCAGAGAGTTGCTTTATGTTTGCTGTCACTCACGGAGCTGGCGGCGGCATATTCACAGGCGCTTCAGTAAACAGGAATGAGCGGTTCGGAAACATCATAGACGGTGTTGATTGTATGGTGTCCGGGCATACGCACAAGGGATCAGTTACACGGCCCAGTAAGATTGTGGTGGATGTACGGAATGAAAAAATCTCTGTGCGCCCTTACACCGTTGTTACCGCTGAGAGCTGGCTACATTATGGGGGCTATGCCGCTCAAAAGATGCTCTTGCCCCATGAGACAGCGAACCCCCAGAAGATTATGATAGGCGGGGACAGAAACAACAAGAAACTGGAAGTCAGGTGGTAAACATGGGTCTAGACCCTAGATATCTTGAAAGCCTCCCGGATTCCCTTGTAGACCTTTACGGCCTTGTGGAAATGGATATCCTGACGGACATGGCTAGACGGATATCCACTTATGACTTTTTCATTCCTGCAGCACAATGGCAAAACCAGAAGTTGCAAGAGCTTGGCATGGTACAGAGTGAGATCATTGCAAAGCTCTCAGCGATCACGGGCCAGTCACAGGATGAGATAGTTGCTCTTTTAACCGAAGCCGGGGAACAGGCCATAGCGGACGATGTAGAGTATTACACGGCGGCAGAGGTCTACGAACCCTCTCAGATTGACACAGAGGCCCTATATGAGCAATTAAACGCCGGGTTGATACAGACGGAGGGAGCTTTCCAAAACCTCACGAGAACCACGGCAAACACAGCCACGGGACAGTTTGAGGCGGCATTGGATAGGGCATGGCTCCAAATCAACTCCGGGGGCTTTGATTACAACACAGCTATTCGGAACGCTATTACAGACCTATCCTCTCAGGGCCTTGGAGCGGTCAAATATCCCTCCGGGCGTGTGGATAGTATGGAAGTAGCCGTCAGACGAGCGGTGGTCACAGGAGCCAATCAAACGGCCTCTAAGGTGCAAGAGAAACTTGCTGACCAACTAGAGGTTGAGCTGGTAGAAGTAACCGCCCACGGAGGCGCAAGGCCGGAACACGCCAAATGGCAAGGCAAAGTCTATTCCCGTAATGGGGATGTGGAAATAGACGGTGTTAAATACAAAGACCTCCGCAAGGCTACGGGCTACGGAACAGGGCCGGGGCTTTGTGGATGGAACTGCCGCCATAACTTCCACCCTTATATTCCGGGTACTGCTAGGACATGGACACAGAAACAGCTTGACGCTCTGGAAGAAAAGAACATTGAATACAACGGTGTGAAAATGACAGAGTATCAGGCTTCCCAAGTCCAACGCAGTATAGAGCGTGAGATCAGAAAACAGAAGCGCACGATTGCCGCTCTTGAAGCTGTTGGGGAAGATGCCTCTGAATACCGCTCAAAGCTCCGGGCGGCTAATAAGTCTTATACAGATTTTACAGAGCAAACCGGGCTAAAGAAACAGCGGGACAGGACAAAGGTAGCAACCGGCACGGCAACAGCTTAATACCCGATAACAAAAGCATTGTGCATTTGCATGGTGCTTTTTTGTTATACATATTCGCCACCGTGAGGGCATTTAACTACACGGACGGCCCAGCGGGGAGCGGCCCCGCCTTTATAAATTAAAGCGATTTACAGGCCGGGAAAGGATTACTGATGGAAAAACTCAAAGCATTGTTTGGAGCTGAAGCCCTGACATGGGAACAGTTGGAGGCAAAGCTCAAAGACAACAAGGAAGTCAAACTGGCGAACCTTGCAGCGGGTAGCTATGTAGATAAGCGCAAGTTTGACGACAAAGTTGCAGAGCTGGAAACGGCTAACAACACCATTACGGGCTTGAGAGAAACGGTCTCCAAGTTTGATGGTGTCGATGTTGAGAAGCTCAAGAAAGACGCTAAAGACTGGGAGACCAAGTATAACACCGACATTGCGGCGGCACGGCTTGACAATGCTGTGAGCTTGGCACTAGCGGAGGCAAAGGCGAAAAACCCCAAACTGGCAAAGGCGGCTCTTGATATGAGCATTGTGAAGCTGGACGGGGAGAAGCTGGTGGGGCTGAGTGAACAGCTTGAAAACCTCCGCAAAACAGACGGCTATCTCTTTGAGGAAGCCGGAGAGAGTGGCGCTCGTGTTTCTACCGGGGGCCATCATGGGGGCGACCCTAAAACCGACACATTTTTTACGGCACTTATGAAAAGTGCTGGACTTGATGAAAAAAA